CGGGCGTTTAGCCAATATTTTAGCAAATTTTAGTATATTTCAGAAAGCATTACACAAGCTTTATACTGAAACTATTCTAGGAAGCGTTTTTGGAAATTTCAATAATGTATTCCATTAGGCTACCTTCATATGTAAAGCCACCAAAATGAGACAATTCAATTGCCGGATCAACCCAAATGTCTTTACCCATTTTTTGCCAATACCTACAGAATCCATAATCCTCAGATAAAAACCTTTTTGTATCTTCATCGACATAGGAATTGAATAAAGCATATGTGTTGTCAAGTTCTTTATCCTTCAAGCTACCCGTATCATCTTTAAATTTTAATTCTGGGTAATGCTCAAACATCTGGGTAAATACTTCTCTTTTGATGCACATAAAACCTGTTCCGGCATCATAAATAGATAAAGCACCATTATCTGCTTTAATGTTATTATTACCGGCCTTTACTGGATTTACAACAAATCTAGTGGATTTCTTTGCCAATTCCGCTGCGGGAACCCCATCTTTTACCAACTTCTCAACCCTTTGCCAATTGATCTCTTTAATCGGATATGCTCCAGTAATAATATCCTTATCGTGCCACAAAAGCTTTAAAATATCACCAGACGTAAATTTAATGTCTGCGTCAATAAACATCAAATGTGTGAACTGCTCATGAGCCATAAACTTGGCAACAACGTTATTTCTAGCCCGGTTAATAAGTGAATCACTAATCGTACTAATACCAAATTTCATTCCTATCTGCTTAAAGTACAAAACTGACGAAATCAATGACATCATAAAAGGTTCAGTCAATTCTCTATTGTAACAAGGCACTCCAATCATTGGACACCATTTACTAATTGAATCAGGACTAATCTCAATATTTTGTTTTTCTGTTGACAACATACTTCTATTATAGCAAAAAAAAGGTGGGGCTTTCGCCCCACCTTGAAAAATATAAATATTTTTTAACTTTTAATTACTTACCCTTTACCGCAGTCGTAACTTTATTCTTCAACGAAGGGGCTTCGTTAACTGTGACGAAAGCATTACCACCACGATTTGCTTTGAAGAAAAGTTCCTTCTTTACTGAATCATAACGGATAATGATTTTGTAACCGAATTTTTTAGCCTGAGCACGAATTCTCTGCTGCATTGAATTATATGCATTACCTGGTTCAACAAATAGGCTAAACTTTTGTCCGCTACTTGCAGATTCATGCAAAGCACTAACAATTGCTTGCAGATCTTCTGACTGCTTTCCTGATCTTGTAATTTCAGGAAAATCCTCAACTTTATTCATTTGAATTGCCATTTTTTTTCTCCGTATCTTCTTTATGGTTTGATGCTGGCGGAATTGCCAACAAGAAGAACAGTAGCAGACAAAAACCCCACACAGGGGATAAAACGCATTTTTTTTAAAATTTATTTAATTACGAGTCGTATTCTCAGTCAGTTCTTTAAGTTGTTGCCTTAGTTTGCCGTTCTCAATATTCAGGGCAATTATAGAAACCACGGCTTTTTGCAATTCTGCCGACAAAACGGCAGCAATTTCTTCAGCCGAAGCCGTAGTCTCTTCTACAATGTTTCTAGCCATGGATTTACCTCTGTTTTCTTTTCTGAATATCCAGGTGTGAACTTTCCTGCCCCACCATTATACACTGACACAGTTCCAAAATCAGGCATTTCTTCATTAATTTCATACCATTTATCCGGCTGCAATAACTCGATTTCAATCTCACCACTTACGGCAATATTTTCAATACAGCTATACACAGATCCAGCAATAGCATCGGCTAAGTCTTTTGACCCTCTTGATGGATGATCTATTTTATTGTTTGAAAACAAACGTAACTTTAGAAGCTCTTCTTCAACCAATAACTCATTCCAATATCCACGCAATCTTCCATCATATATTGCAGATGTTAATGTATCATAATCTGTTTTCTTTACGCTGTGGAAATCTGCATTGATTGACATTGATCTAAGGCTTTGAATCATTTCAATTGATTGCCATCTGTCAAATGTAACCTTGGCTACATCAAATTTTCTACATAAATCAATGATCATTTGCCGGATGCTGGAGAAATTGATTTCTTCATTATTACCGGCCTCCCAAGAATAAACCAAATCAACATTTACCACTGGAAGCTTTTCTACACCATTTAATGTTTTCACTTCTGCTAATCCCGGTGCATGCACTAATGCTAACGCCGCTCTATCTCTTTTAAGAGCTAAGTCAATGTGAATAAATCTTACATGCTGATCTGTACCATTAAACCAATTTTTAAATGTACCATCTTCGTTAATTGGATTTTCTCCATAAGTAAAGGCTTTCCTAACCAATTCCGGATCTCTAAAATAAGCGTCTTCCATATTCGGCGGATTACATTCAAATCTTGCCGCAGCTTCAACTGGATTCCTAACATATTCAGATTCCAATTGTTCTCTCTTAATTGTTGGATTTACTTCCCAAGTTGCAGCTTTAATAAACCAAGTTTTTGGCTCTTTCTTTTCTCGAGCACCATAATATCTTTGCTCAATAAAGTCTCCTTTATACCGGGGGAATGACAAAAGAATTACTTTACCTACTTCTGGAAAACGCGACATAACCGATAGCTTACTCATATTATAAATTGCTGAAGCAGAACCTTTAGATCTCGTATCCCCTTTTAATTCCGCATCTGTTTTAAAAGCTGCAATTTCATCCAATATCACAGTCAATACCTCATACCCTTCCCAACCTTCACTTTCAGAGTGACCTGAAAAACATCTTACTGGTCTTGAAAAGAAAAAGATTTCTGAAACTCGCGGCTCAAATCCAACTTCATTAAAATATGGAGATGCCAACAATAAGTTTTTTAAAGGCTCAAAAAATACTCTTTGAGCTTGCTGGGCATTTACGGCCAGGTTTAGCATATCTATATATACTCCATGGGCTTTGCCATAATAATTTAGCGGATCCCTTAAACAATGGAGTAGGTAGGCAGTATAAGCCATTGAAATTCTTGCACAATGATCTTTACCTGAACCTTTGCCTAGCATGCATATTACTTCATTGTCTGTATATTTAGCGTATANTTCACTCCCTTCTTTCTCCCCGTGTANGGCTATCAGTGTCTTTTCTTTAAATATTTGAGTACTGTGCTTAACTATTTCCGCTTGTATTTCTGATANTGGAGGCAATCCCAAATACTTTTTATCCTGCACAAATGTTTGAATTGGCACAGGTGTTTCCACAAGATCATCCTGACGCAATAGACGATCAAAATCATTAAAATTTAAATTTAATCCGAGAAAATCCGACATTTTTACCTTTCCTATTGTACACTATTTATCAAATGTTCCAATCTCGTAATGTTACAAATTACGTAATCTTACAGATTTACTAATCTTACACGGAAGAAAAGCGCTGACAGGGTTAGATTTACACCTTTATGGGGATCACTTTCCGTCTCTTTACAGGGACTTTATGGTGGCCATAATCCGTCTCTTTAGTTCGCGCCTTCCACGTCCATAATCTCGAATGCAATCTCCAGCTGTGCACGAACCTCTTCGGCTATGTGTGGATGCTGGGATATTACATCCCTAAGTATTTTTGATAGTATTTGATTAACATTTTCAGCCTTCTGCATTCGTGAAATATACTGAGCGTCTGCCTGATTCCCACCCATTAGTTTGTGGAGTTGGGCTTTCTTAGTGGCAACCTCTGCTGCCAATTTAATTGCTTGGATTCTTGCTGGCACCATACCGTGGTCTGTGGCGATGTTAATCGTCTCCCAGGCTTCCTTACTTAATTGATCAAACTCCTGCAAGGCCTTGATTGTATTAAATTGAATTTTTTCAAGAAAATATGGATCCGACTCTGCCTGACGATTAAGAATCTTTCTGTATTCCTGAATCATGCTCTTGGTCTTATCAATGCTTGCATTGACTAAGGAACTGATTTCGTGAATTGAATAACCCTTTACATGCAAAAGACCGGCCTGCTCAATATCAGCCAGTTCGTCAAGGATTGTTCTTTGAACTAATTCTACTTCTTGCCCTAAGGCAATTTCGTTATCTGACACTTTTACCTCTATGAATTTTTAGGAAACCTTAGCTCAACTCCAACCGCTTTTGCTTCCGAATTAAGTTTATCATAGTCATGACCGTGCATCTTGACATATTCAACTCTATAGTTAAACCAGCCCTGAACAGCCTTCCAAAACTTGGGGTCTGTTGTTTTTTCAAGATCAATCAATTCCTCTGTTGTGAGTAGGAAACTCAGAACGCCAAGTGGCATATAAACAACCATGTCATACCCTTCATCCTTGTCAGAGGTGTATTCTTTCAAAAAATCCTGGAACGCAGTGATTACCCTCTTCACCCCATCGCCACCAAAATAGTCAATGCTGCCAGTAGCATTTCTAATTCTTGGACAGGAATCATCAACAGGCGTGATGGTTCCAAATGTGCGACACACCATTGGCCGATAACCATATATCGTGCATCCCCCCTTATAAAACGCGCAGTGCCTTGTTGTCTCTCCACCAATTTTCCAGTCAGTATCAAGCATTGCTTCTTTCAGATCACCAACGATACCATCAATCCATTTATCAGCTGCTTCAGAGCCCTTGTCTTCAAGAACCAAATAGTATTGCTGACGAATTTTAAATGCTATATTTGCACACTCTGCTAAGTGAATATTCAGCCCAATCTTGCAGCAATTGCCGGAGCCTAGACACTTGTGCTGAGTAGCGTTTTGCTTGGCTTCAATCACCCGAATTTGATTATAAATCATATCAAGCTTGGCAAAACTTGTTATGTCTTTTACAGCCACCGATCTTCTCATTTTCCTCTAGTCTCCTTTTTTCTCTGTCGCATTCTTTTTTGCATTTCTCTTTTTCTTTGACCAGCAGCCTTCTGAGCTTCAGACTGAGGCCTTCTCATACTGGTGGCAGAAAGATTCCGACCCTTTCCCCGAAACTTTAAAAGGTCATACTTCTTTACCCAGTTGTAAATTGCCTGCGGGGTTACTTCAATGCTGTAAGTCTTTTGAAGATGCTTACAAATGTCAGTCAGATTCATCCTTCGCTTCACATACATTTCGTATAGAAAAGCTTTGTCTTTGTATGGCTCACTTTGCATCATTACCCTCTAGTACTTTTTTGCAATACCATAACCCAATGCCTGCTGCATCTATGATATCATCATCATCAAGACCTTCGGGGATGTTTTTGAAGTATTTCTTGACAATCTCTTGGACCCGCCTCTTTCTCTCTTTTTTTAATTTAAGAGCCAGCGCCCCTTTTTCGCCGTTACTGGCGATCTCCTCTTGCTCTTTCTTCCTCAAGTTTTTATAACCGATACCGGATTTCCAAACTAATGGATTGACATCAGACACGTCGCAACCCAAGTTGTTGAGAACGCCCCATGAGTATCCAATGATATATGAAATTATTCTACTGGTTTCAAAATTCTGAACATATATAGACTGCTCAATGATGCCAAACTCGGGCTGGTATTCCTTATGTACCTTTTTGAGTTCCTTACTGATGACGGAGAATTTAGCAGATGCCCCCTTGTACTCCTTGTATTGAATTTTCCCACAAGCAAATATTGAGATATTCCTGGATTTAATGTCATAAATAACCCAGGCCAAAGAGTGAGATGCAGGGTCTATTGCAATCACCCTGGCATCTTTGATTGAAGAAACAATGCCGGATATCCCCATCAGGTTTGCCCCCTTGCCTGCTTTTCGCTCCAGCCCCAGGATATAAGACGATTGATATATCTCTCACGCTTGCAACTTTCGCAAATCTTTTCTTTATTGTACCTTGATAAGATGGTTCCGCAATCTACTGTTTTGCAAATCCTTTGCTTGTTCTTATTATTCTTCTTTGCGTAGTAATTGGCTAATAAATTTTTATTCGTAACGATCCTTCTGCATTCTGGCGAGCAGTAGATGGCGTTGTAGACTTTCGCCTCAAATACCTTACCGCACTCAGGGTTAGAACATTTCTTCTTTTCCTTCTTGTACATTTTCGGACCAACATAAAGCAGCCACATCGCAAGAATTACAGTTTGCTGATGTCCTCTTGTAGGGCCGCTGGGGTATTTCATTGTTTAAATAACTGTTGTAAATACCTGTATACTTATTAAATAATTTATCAATAAACTTATCATCTCTTTCAATGTAAATCGGTAGAATTTCTTGATTATTTTTATTTTCATAAATTACATATCCAGAATCAAGATCTAGGCATTTCATATAAATCTGTGCTTGCCTGTAGTGTTCGTCTTTTGGTTTGTTATAAAGTTTTCTATAGTGAAAACCTTCTGTGCTAATGGACTTTAATTCAATGAGTTTTCTTCCGTTCCATTCAATGATACCATCTGCTGTACCTTCAATTGGCGGAATTCCCCATTTAACTGGAATTTCTTCTTCCAATAGAACGCCCATATCCCTGAAATAGCCATAAAGTCTATTGTGTACAGCATGCCCATTGTCAAAAATTCGATACGTTTGCGGGTTAAATGATGGGGTTATTTCAACGCCATTAAACAAATAAAACCAATATCTGGCGCATTGGTTTGTATAGCTGGGATGAAAGCCACTTACTTGTTTAAAGTTGGGAGTGTTGCGCTTAGCCAAGTGCTCGTCAATGCCCTCAGTCAATTCTTTTCTAATCTCAACCTTAACATCCTTGACAATATCTTCTTTTTTTTCTTTTAGTTTTTTTAACGATTTCATTAGTTTATTGCTCCTTTTGCGGCTAGTTTTAGCGCGTTTATGTTTTCGGTTAGTGCTTCGTACATTGTTTTCCAGATATCATTAACAAATTTGTCCTGTTCAGTCATCATTGTTGATCGTCTTTTAAACATCTGAGATTTTACAATCATCAGTGTCCGGTATCCAGCAAGTACATTTGCATATTTTATAGCCTGGAAGCCGACATAATGATCGGGATTCTCAATTATATCCTCAACTATTCGGATACATTCAAGAAACTCATCGGCTTTGTCACCCATTTGACCAGCCAATATCTCTTTATTGATAATAATATCTGGCATTTAAAGATCCTTTCTTAAATCTTCTGTTTTGACAACAGCCTGCTTTGTTTGATACCACTGGATACCAATTTGCCATTTAATAAGATATATTCCGAAGTATACACCATCGTCCCAGTTAAAAGAAACTCCTAATGCAGCCCAGTAAGATAATTTATCGCAAAAGAATTTAAATCGCATAAATCTGCTCAGCAATCCATTTTGCAACAGGTGTGGCAACGGCATTACCGCACATCTTATATCTGTTAGTGTCAGCAACTTTTTTACCATTCGCATAGTACGCTGTGTGATTATCAGGGAAGCCCATCAGTCTTTCACATTCCAGCGGGGTTAATTTTCTCAGAATAAGATCTGGTGTCATGACTCCATGCTGTGAAATTGTATCAAGGGTATAAGACGGATCATTTGCTTCACCAAAGCCCTTACCTTGCGGGCCGGCACTATCTGATCGACCAATAATTGTCCCCTGTATTGGGATTGCAATATGATCACCAGAGTCAATGCCAATTCTAAGCGTTCTGTAGATATCTTCAGACACAGCATTGTTGTATGCGTCATAAGCCAAAACCGGCTCAACACTGACTTCCTCATTGCTAATACCAATGAGTGGGACTTGTCCACCACCAGTTCCCATTCTGTGTTTTAATGTTGGCACTATTTGATCCGTATATACCCGGACATCATTTGTCCTAGTGCCATCAACAATAATAGGGCTTGGGATCGCCACTGCAACCCCATTTTGCCCATACAGGCACTGGGATATGTTGTGCGAGGAAACAGGATCTTGCTTAGCGTGAAAAGAGATTGGACCATCAACTATAAGAACAGTTGCTCTGCTTTCTCCACCATTATCAAATGCGTTAAGTGTTGGAGACACATCACCACCAGCCCATGTTTCAAAATCATCTTGACTTTGGGCTCTTCTGACTTTAACAAAAGGCTCTGCTACGGTACTAGGTTCCGCCACGATATTTGCTTCAGGGCGTTTGTAATCCGTAGCCCGCAGACTTACTCCTCCGTCTCTCCACTTTCCATGTCCGGTTTCACCATAGACGCTAGGTTGACCAAGGCTTTCTGAAGTTTGTCTGGCAATTTGTTTCCTTTTTTTCCTGCCCTGTTTAATATCCCCCTTGCTGTCTTCGGGGACAGATAGTATTTTTTCGGGACATCTTGCAGCGGTTCCAGGATCGTAGCAAGCAAGCACAAAAATACGCCTTCTTCTTTGGGCGATTCCGTACCATTGTGCGTCCAAGATGTGCCATTCAATCGCCAGCCCCCCGATGTTTGCCATTTCGTCAATGACCTTTGCGAAGTCGTTTCCTTGATTGCTTGTGAGGGCACCTGGGACATTTTCCCAGATTGACCATTTTGGAAATTGATTTCCAGTTGCATTTCTCATCTCCTTTATGATACGAATAG